GGGCTCCTGGCCCGAGGGTCCTGCATTTGGGTCCTGCCCGCCTGTAGGATTAGTTGAAGTGTTATTGTTCATGGTACATCACCTTTCTATGTCTTGTCAATAGGTTGTTCTATAGCGGCAAAGAGATAGGCATCAATATCCGCCTTTTCCTTTGCTCATTTTCTTACCCTTCTTGATCTTTTTGCTCATTGGCTTCTCCTCAATTCGCCTAACACGTAAGGGATCATATTCCAATAAAAACCGAATGCAGCCCTTGGAAAGTAGGTATAGAACTTCCAAGGTGACCAGCCCTTGCAGAAGTCTCTACTTTTCGTAAAGAAGTCTATAGGGCTTAATTGTCCCCATGCCCATTGCAACATAGTTTGATTGCAGTGTTCACAGTGTAGTTTTCTCATGCTACCTCTCTTCTGTTTCAAGTGCCTGAATACTTCCAAATATCTCAACATCTTGCACTGTGATGCTTTCCTCAACAGGCATAGAACTTGCTAGAGCAGGAGGGATATCGCTATCCATCTTGTGATAGATGATATCCGCTTCGATGTTACCTCGACCTCTTATACGTAGCGTTATGCTCAGAATATTCAGAAGTTGTTCTCCCGTTTCAGCGTCGTACACGCTGATATCCTTGCCATCTGGACGCTTACCCTCACCTTCAATGCGGATGAGACGCTTCCAACTCTTGTCTAAGTAGGCCATATTCTCTCTCCTAATGAAAAATACCGGACATGATGACAATTCGAATAAACGCAAGTAACGCAACGGCACCATAGAACAGCACGCATAGCACATTGCGTACAGAAGCTTTAGGTACTGTCCCATTCTGAATAGCGACATGAGCAAAGTACACAAGTATGGCAAAGAGTACGATAAATTCGAATGTTAGGATCATTTTACTAACTCCTTTAAGCTCTTTTCTTGTACCGATGTACCCCACTGCTCATCATGCGTCTTCTTGACCACATCGGATAATTCAAACTGTCCTTCCTGCCAAGCATTGTACCGTGCATCACCTAACATTTCTCGTTGTGTTGCCTGACTTTGCTTTAAGAACCAATCCTTACCGGACTGAATAGATGGACGTGTGTCCCTCACGCTGTCTACACCCAAGATATCCGACCAGTCCTTAGTGAGCGGAATCGGTGCGCACCTGCAGCCTGGATGAGATCCCATTTCCTCATCCAAACTATGTAAAGTCCCATCCATCATAATACATGCCATACAACTTCTTTTTTGTTTGGCTGTTGTCCACCTCCATTGTCCACACACATCCTTATTTGCACGGTAGTTTGCTAAATTACTTCCTCTGTATGCTCGTATGTACTCAGTTCTTGCGATTAGTGTAGCGCGCTGTCTAGTGACATTTAACGCTTGTTGCACCATCGGCGCTATCCTTCTCGGGTTCCATCCAAGTGTTAGACCACCTATGAGTGTCTGCTCTACAAGTCGAGCTGCCTTTAGACCGAAGCCTCTAAATAGTTTTCTCAGTGGTGAGCCTTCCTCCAGTGAGCCGATGAAAGACATCAAAGCACTTTGAGACGGGATGCCGAAGGACCAGAACACGCCACGCGGCAATGAGGCGCGTAACAGAGCCTGTGCAGCTTCAGTCCCAAGATCTACGGCTTGACGTTGCATGCGGCCTGTCTGCATGAGACTGAGCGCTGCATACTGGTCTATCTGCTGAGTGATGAGCAGTGTGATAGCCTCTAAACGGCGCTGCTCTCGCAACCAAGATATCGGCACACTCTCACCATTGGCCAGCTTCTCGGCTATCTGGTCATAGAGTCTGTCTAATTGTGGCTGTATGGTTATCAAGACGCTAGCAAATGCAGCTTCTAGAGTTGCGACGGCACCAGCCTCTTGTGCCAATAAGCGGCGTCTATAGAGCGCTACTGTTTCCTGCAGGCGTCCGCTCATTCTTCACTCACATCCTTCACATAGTATGCAGTGCCCTCGTATATCCTACCTGCCCACTCGAAGCGCATCCTTACAGGTGCTTTGTAACGTTCTTCTATGGATCGAACTCCTAGAGGTCGGAGCAAATCATCAGACATCTTTCTGACATCAGGATTGACATTGATGCCGGGCGTGCTTTCCTTGTGCATGTTGAGATACTTCTCTTTGTCGCTCATACTTTCTCCTTTGTCTGCCTGAAAGACCGCAAGTAGGCAGCTATCCGCAATTTCGATCTAGCTATTCTACTCAGGTGACACACACACGTGGTAAACGCAACACCTCCCAAACTTCCAGATAACTCTAGGTGGTTCTCTGTTTCAAGCTCAATATGAGGCGTGAACTCGCCACTTCTGGCAGCGGGCCATTCAGGATATTGTGCGTTTATAAAGCCTTCAAGTTTTGCGTCTTTCACCTGAAATATCGTTTCAAGCATACGACCACACTTATGTTCATTCTCTATATGTATGCTGACTTTATTCATACCACATCACCTACATTCTTCATACCATCCAATACGCTTTCTATTTCTGTGTAGCTTTTACCCAATATGTGCAGCATTGAAAGAAACGCTTCAAGCTCTGGTGTTTGCATGTACATGTCATGACCTTTGCCGTCTGAGAAGTGGAGAGCATCCGATACGCTCTGAAATCGAAGAACGGCCGTATGACCAGGACAGCCTTGAGGCAGGCAATCATTCCAGCAGTGGTAACGATGCTCTAATCTCATCTGGCTCATACTCTCTCTCCTACACAAACTTCGGTGCAAACTTCTGCATTGTCGCTTGTTGCTGCTCGAACTGTTGCTGTTGCTTGGCCTCCTCTGCTTGTTTGGCCTGAACTAGCTTAGCAATCTGCTGCTCTGTCCAACCCTCATCCTCTAGTACAAGCTCTAGCGGCACGCCTGCTTTGATTGCAGCGTTTACACCGTTCCATACGGCTTGCTTCTCTTGCGCACGCTCTGTTTTTGTTGGTGTGAGTATTGGACGAGGCATGATAGCCATGTCGAGATTGCCTTTAGCATAGCTGTCGAGATTGAATGATGCAAACTTCTGTTGCTGGTTGTCCAGTCGAGACCAGCCACCTGCACGTTCTTGCAGTCTCATGCCAGCGATAGCCGTGGCCATTCTGAAAAGCGAGATATTCGCCTGGTCATACGCTGCCATAGCCTCGTAGACTCTTGCTTTGACATCACCAACGACTCTATCAGCGGCAGGCCCTGTAAGCTGTGTCATCTCCCTAAGCATGTGATAGAAGCTCAGCTCAGGATGGGAGCGCTCAATTTCAGCTTCTAGCCTGTCAATCTCTTTACCAGCGTCGGCTATGTTGAGGTCTCCCAGCAGGCTTTGCACTTTCGTGTCCGCAGGTGCTGTCATGATGAGCACACTTTCCTGATCAGTCGATGGTTGTGGCTGCTGAGAGGTAGCAGGTCGTTTGTCCTGATTCAGATGCCTTGTGATCATCTGAGGACTATTCGTAGACATCAGACGTGGATTCTCGACTGCCTTGCGTATCTGGTCACCAACTCCCGACACGCGGCTATTCAGTTCGTCTATCTTCTCCATGCTTCCAGCGAACGCACACGCGCCGTGATCCGTTCCGCAATCAGAATGAGGTATCCATACCGCAGGTGCAAAGCCGTAGGGATTAGGTGTAGATGACACAAGAGAGTCATCGCGATAATATTTGATGCTGTGCTGGTCTAAGTCCTTCCTGTACATATATGTATTAACAGTCCTATACCTACCTCTATCATCCTGCTCTCTCACTTCCACTCTGTATTCTAGGCTGTATGATTTTACATTTCCTGATTTGTCCCGTTCCAATTCGCATATAAACCCAGGCCATAGCACATCTAAATAGACCTTGCCGCTCTCTATGTCGTCTACTACTTCTACAAATACATCACCTAATGCAGCACCATAGCGTACTTCTACACTCTTTTTTGCTTGCCAATTTGACCACATCCATATCTGTGCAATGGCGGACCTGAGAGCAGGCGGTGTGTCTTTGCTAAATGGGATAGCACTCTGTATGCCCTCTGGCAGCTCAGACCCGTCTTCTGTAAGCACACCGGGATAGAGGATGCCAGCATAGAAGTCTACGAGGCGACGTACAGGATTTTCAAGGAAGCGCATGGTACGAGGTAGTCCATAATTTTCCTTGTATCTCTGAGATAGCACATTATACCTATCGAACATCTGGTTATCGTAGTACGCCCATAGCAGATCATATGTGCTAGCGTAGTTCCTGAACGTACTAGGTGTGTAGATGTTAGACGGATCTTGAAATACGCGTCTCCATGTTTGAAACGCTGCTGTATTTGCTTGCATGACTCTATTCCACCAATCCATGATTAATAACCTGCATATTCCATCATTGCATTGACTGCACTCTCATCTACCATCCCACCCATACGTACAATCATGCATACCATTGAATAGTTGTCTACTTGATCGTCATTGCGAGCCTTGGGGAATTTGTAGATCTCGCTACGCCAATCTTCCATGAAATGCGCATCTTTAGAAAAGTAGCTCTTACCAGCCTCTTGCCATATCGATGCACCAACGGCACGCGCTACTTTATCGCCTCTATTGCGTACATCGAACTCCATGCACGGGATACCTTCCAAGAGCAGATCTTGAGAAATGGCAGACTGATAGGCTACATCTTCCCAATAGAACGCTCTATAGCGATGTGAGAGGTGCGTTCGGTAGAATAGCCGTGCCTTTTCCTTCTGCAGAGGGATAGACCAGTGACCACGCCACACATCTAGCAAGAGTACGTCATTGCCTGGAGTGATAGCCCAATGAGCAAAGACTGTGAAGTCGTTGACCTCTTTGTCCTTGGCAGCCACATCAGAAGTACTCATCTCCCAACAGTTGTCAATGAGATAGGATTGCACACCAGACGGTGTTATGAGCAGATACATGTCACCCTCTGGCGATATTGTGAACAATCTTTCATTGTCCTTTTTGAAGATGAAGCCGCCGGGTGGGATAGGATTTTGCTGAAATAGTGCTGAGTAGCCAAGGATACCGTGCCGTTTCTTGGCTTTCTCAATAGCCTCTTGTGGAAAACGATCCTCCCAGAGTAGTTCACCTTCTTGTGTCCTTTTGTCTTGCCAGAATTGCTCACCAGATGGCAGGTATGTTTTACACGGTGTAGCATGATCATACTCAGCAGGCAAGTTGAGATGCACCCATTCCCCATCATTTGTCTCAAGAATGTGTCCGCTTACATCCTGCTCATGTATCCGGTGTGCCACAACTACCATTTTGCTCTCTTGAGCATCATTCAATCTGCTACACCACGTATTATCAAACCAATCTATAGCAGTTTCTCTCTTTGGATCTGACTCTTTTTCATCAATATTGTGTGGATCATCAAGTATTAATACATCTCCACCTTCACCCGTTGTACCTGATCCGACTGATGTGACCATTCTATACCCAAGTTGGTCAGTCTCAAATTTCATTTTTGCGTTTTGATCTTTGATAAGCTGGAATAAATGCCCATACCGTTGCTGAAACCAAGGTGATTTGATGATACGTCGCACCTTCAAATTATCGCGTGTTGCCAGATTAAGAGCATATGAGCCACATAGAAGGCGGACAGCAGGATTATTAAGTAAAAGCCATGCAGACCAGAGGGCGGATATAAGGCTGCTTTTCCCGTGTCTAGGAGGCATATTCACAAGCAATCGTTTTATCTGTCCCTCAGAGATAGCAGTCAAATGCTCACAAATGGCATCCAGATGCCAGCCATTGGTAAACAAACGCCCAGGCTCTATCACGTGCCATGCATCCTTCACAAACAGCTTAAAATCACGTCTCGCCTCCTCAGCTTCCATCACAGTGAGCAGTGAGTCTGCAATAATCATGATCGTTTCCTTATCGGTATCACTTTCCCCTCTTCTTCATCTTTCCTTAATTTTGCACGCTGTATGATATTTTTAATAGTTGCTATGTCTTCACCTGTCATATATGGTGCTAAACTTGGGTCTACATTTTCATCTTGCTGTATGCTTACATCACCTAACAGCTTAGCTTGCAGTTCTAGTTGTTTGCATACTCTATCAATAGCTTGAAGTGCTAACCACTCTTTATCCTTTTCATTGCGTGCTTTTTGCAATATAGCAAGTGTTACTGTATTGATTGTCTTGAGTTGCCTAACAACATCTAGACCCCTAGCCTCTTCTTTTGCCTCTTGAGAGTGATTGACTGACTCTTTGATATGGCTTGCTGCATGCCTCTGTATCGCGTCGTGTCCGGTTGAAAATTGACGCGCTATGACGCGATATGATGTTCCATTGGCTATAGCAGCCTCAATTTCATCTCTTTTTTCGTGTGTACAAATGCTGCAGGCTCTAGGCATGTGCAGCCTCCTCTGCGCGTTCGATGAGTGTGGCTTGTTGGTTGGTGAGTTGTTCCCAGCGAGATAGGATAGTGTTACCATACGTTGGATCTAGTTCCATCGCATAGCATCGCCTACCCTCGCGCTCTGCAGCTATGAGACATGTACCACTACCTGCGAATGGTTCATAAACAATTTCATCGGATTGTGTGTGGTTACGTATTGGAATAGCAAATAATTCTAGCGGCTTTTGAGTAGGATGGATCTTATCATTTTCTCGATTGACTTCCCATACATCGGATTGATTGCGTTCTCCATAGAAAGGACATTTCCCATTCCCTTGACGCCAGCCATGTAAAGCCCATTCGCAGCGAGGATGATAGTGCAGCCTCCCGATCACAAACCCAGGCTTTACCCACACAACGGGTTGATGAACAAAATAGCCTGCTTCAATCAAAGCGGTCTCAAATACAATACGTTTGGCACGGTGCCAAACGT